GGGATGCCGTTGAAAAACAACAAGGAGAAATCATCTCCAGCGGCTTTGAATTTGTGCAGAACAACAGTTGTGTCTGCTGCTTCATATCCTGGTTTGAAGCTTTTTGTGAAAGTAAGGCCAGCGCCTTGGTAAAAACCAGTACTAAGTTGACCTGTTACAAACCGGTCTATTAGATTAAATCTTGTATCATCATACCAGGGGTTCGTGTATTCAATCACATTCGAACCTTCTTTTGTATTGGCAATAACATTCCTTAACGCCATTTGTTCGCCCATCATAAAAGTCACATCTCCGTCAGGATTTGCACCACCAGCAGTGGTTGTGAGTGTGACCAATGAATCTTCAGTGCTGGCTATGGTTCGATAGGCATAAATAGAATCCACAAATTCCATTCCCACGCCAGGTAGTACTTTCTCCCTCACTGAACCTCTATAACCCGCAAACCAGGGCATCACATAAGATAAAGGTGTGACATAAGTTTCAGCAGGGTCACTCAGGTAAGCAGGTGGGTGAACTGCACCACGGAAGAAGGGAATGGTGCGGGTGTATTCAATGTACGAGTATATCTGTCCTGCATTTGCGCTTGTAATCGCAGGAAAAGAAACGACTTTTGAATAATTGTAGCCGTATCTCTTGATCATTGAACGTAAGGAATGTATGCGTTCACCAGCATAAATCATAGCCACTTTCTCTCCCATAGGCGGAGCTCCTGCAAGTGGTTGTAAGCCTTCCTCACCCTCAGGTGCTGCATTAGGTACCTCCGTATTGTCATCAGACATTGTAATGTCACCACTTTGTTTTGTGATAGCACTCTTGTTGGATTTAAGTGTCTCTGCGGCTTGAGGGGTAACGGTCAATCTCCTCACGTATTCGGTAGGCTCCCAAAACTCCATATCATGACAACTAATGGAGACAAGAATCCATATAGGATCAGCACTTGCATTTGAAGATACCAAAGCGTTGTTAACAGAGATTGTGAACACACCGTTGCATTGAGTATTAAAACCTGAAAAGGGGACAGTTGTGGCATACGGAATGCCAACCATCTGGCTAGTAGTCAAAGTTGCCAACCCTGCCTTCGGATTCATGTAGGGAATATCAATATAAAAATCTCGTTCCTCTGCAATATCCACGATGCGTGTTTGTACAATATTTGCCTCTGGTGGTAGGATGCCAAGCTTTGCATCATGGGAGCACGTCAGTCGGCCCTTGTGATAGCCAGATCCTACAATTTGTATACGATAGCGTACTGTACCCCTCCAAAATCTGAACATCGTTTGAACGGCACATGATGGTGTCATCACGATGGCATTTGTTGTGGCTGGAATGGTATATGAACCCACCCGATACATTGCCGGCATCACAGGGAAGCTGAGAACTACTGAATCATCGGCATCATTTTTCTTCCATTCAGCTCTGGTGATATAACTCTCTTTTCCACATAGGTAATTAATAGAAAGCTCATCTACATCTTCTATTCCAGCAACAGTTGGTGAAATCGTGACTTCATTCTTTACGGCCATGCTCAATGGTTGAGCAGTATCTACTGTATCAAAAGTAGTGAAATCACCTATATTATTGACTCGTCGTCGTTCATTGTTGGAAATCTCAATTGGTCGTGAATATCCAAGTAGATCAGCTGCCTGACCTATACCTTTAGCAGCAACCTGTGAGGCCATTGCCCAGGGTCCAACCCCAGGTATATTAACCAATTTGGATGAAGCAGATGCTACGATATTTGCAACCGTAGAAACAGGTTTCTTGGAAAATTCATCCATAGCACCAGCCTGTGGTAGAATCGATGAAACATTCTGGGAAGTAGGTCCACTTAGTTGGATATCTTCGCACCATGCATACATAGTGAATTGGACAGGATCAGTAGCACTAGCGTGATATAAATCCGTGAAACTCTTGATGAAAACAGTACCCAATGAGTCTGTTGTTGCGGTGTAAGATGTTAAATCCAAAGTATCATATTCGTAGAAGAAAGGTAATGTGAATTCCCCACCTTGTGATGTAGATGGGTCAATCCATAAATGCATTCTTTGACTCATTGGTATTTGGACTATAGGAGTCGAATCTGTCATATTGAAGAGAGATGTGCTGGCTTTGTATCGTGGATAATAGGAAGCTAGAGCACGTCCCCAGTAAAAGTTATTGCCGTTAAGCAAAATTTTCACCTTCAACGTGCCACTAAAACTTCGATAATTACTCAAACGATTCGAAATTCTTGTGTTTTTCAACCACAAGTCCCATGGATCAATAGCTTGGTCAAGGGCAGCACCCACAGACCATTTGAACTTTGTAATTTCAACAGGACGTGCGAAAAATGATTTCCAAT